AGGAGGAATGAATATGAGTAAGAAAGTAAAGACAATACATTACGTTGACGGAAGCGAAGTAGACGAAGAAGAACTTGATGGATATTGCTGCAATTACTGTGGCATCAGTATCAACGAATACGAATGGGGATTCAGAGAGGATGCCTACGGAAACTACTACTGCGACAGTGAACAGGAATGCAGAGATGCTATGATTAACGATATGAATTACATTGAATACACAAAGGAAGAAGAAATAAACGAGGAGGAATGAACATGACAATGAAGATTGAGAAGCACACTGACTGGCATCACTCAGGAACTTTCGTCGTTGACGGAATGACCTACAAGTTTGAAGGCATCGACGTAAACCCGTACACAGAATACAAAATCACAAGTGAAGTGTGGTACACGATTCCCCACTACGCTGGTCGCAGAACAAGATGCTACACAAGACTTCGCTCGACCTACTTGTATGATGACGATGACAAATTACTCAAGCACATGACAGAACGTGTTCGCTCAGCGTTGGACGACATAGTGTCACAAGGATTCGTAGTGGAAGAGGAGGAATGAATATGGTGAACGGAATAGTAATGAAGACAAACGGCGGCTACACAAAAGTGGAGCACGTCGCAAGAGGAACTGAACAAGAACTACTTGATAAGATAGACGAACTGACTGAAAATTATCCGGCTTACAAAGAGAGGTCTTACTTCGACTTCAAGAAAGATGATTGGGAACCAGAAGGTTACACAGTCGAAATCAAAGAAGATGGTATGACACTTCATCTGGACATTGAAAGTCTGTTCACTTCACACATAAGATACTTGTTGGATTACATAAGACCACACATGATGGAAGTTCGCCATGGTCATGATGGTTACTTTAGTTCCAGAAGCATGAGGAAAAAGCCTTCCTCCAAAGACATCCGCTTTGCTGCTTACAATACAAGAGGTGGTGATGATGGTATCGGAGGCTTCTGTAACCAAGTGATGTTTGAAGTTAGATTCTATGACAATATATTCTACGAGCCTGACCCAACACCTCACACTTCGTTCATTGTACTCTGTGGATATGACACAGAAGGATGGGAAGACCATTGGAGTCACACTGATTACTTTAGTCCAGAGAGATTGCTACTTGCTATGTCTAACATACTCAGAACAAGTTGGGGAGACTCGTATGATTACTGAGGAGGAATGAATATGAATTACACAAATGACACAAGCGCACATGATTCGGGTCAATGCCCTATATGTGAAAGTAAAAGAATTGGATTCCTAAAAGACAGCGTTGGTGCATTACGCCAATGCTTTGACTGTGGCTCCGAATGGAATGACTTAATGGAGATAACAATAAACGCAAAGGAGGTAGAAGAATGATAAAAACAAGACACGGAGAAGCAGTTCTCCTATGGGTAGCAGAAGAAGACGGACAGATGGAAGTGGTTTTCCAAATCGAAGAACCAAAAGGTTTCGGTTATAAAAGACCAACAAAGAATAGGGATTGAGAAAAATGAAACAAGAAGAAGAATATGAAGAGATACTAAGTCAAGTGATTGATGTACTAGAGGGTGGTGATGTTGCCCTTGACTTTGAGGAGGACTCGCCATCGGCTGCAACAACCATCCGTATCATAGCCAGCATAGCAGGTAATGCTCTGGATGGTATAAGAGCGATAAGAGAATTGAACAATGCACTGAAAGTTTTAGATGAGGAGTAATGAATATGAGAATGAGTAATGAATTAGCACAGAAACACTTGCGGTCATTCACCGTCAAGATATATCCACAGACAAACAAACGACCAAGGCGCATCAAGATTTTTGACAACAGACATTGTAAATCTGTCACCATCGTATGGGACTACGGTGGCCTTACATACGAAGCAACTGCCAAGAAGTATTTAGAATCAAGAGGTATCGACATGGACTTCTTCACGTACCTAACCAATGGTGATTACGCTATACTAACCAGAGATTTCGGAACACAGATAGACGAGGAGGAATAGACATGACAGATAGTATAGTGTTAAGCCAAGCAGAGATAGATTACCTGTGTAATTGCACACGGTATCTGTACTGTTACACAGTAGACAGGGATGAATTGGTACGCAAGTTGACTAGCCTACGTGCAGGTTCGAGAAAGATGGAGAACTTATACCCACCAGAGGAGGAATGAACATGACAAACTGTTCAGGATGCAACGAACCAATTGACAAATACCCAGCAGGGTCTTACGGAGGAGATTGGTATGCCTCATGTGACATATGCGAATGGCATTGTGAGGGAGAAGAACGCACCACGATTAAACAAGGCCTCACACTTGAGGAACTTGTAGCACACAAGAAGAAACTCAACAGACTGTACAACAGGCTACACAGGTATGCCTTCACAACAGTATGGGTAAGAGACAGACAAGAGCCTGAAGAAATGATGCAGGAACTTGGGAACATAATGAACGAATTAATTGAAACGGAGGAATAAATATGAGACACGGATTTACTACAATGGAAGAGATAAGAAACAACATGGCGAACATGCTTGATGCTGAAACAATAATGAACCTTACGGGTTACAAGGACTGGGCTTATGGCACTGACGTAGCGCAGGAGTTAGTCGATGAAATAGACCACACGAATTACTGTAAGGAAACAATCCTTTGGGCATTCGACTATGCTTGTGGTGGAGTATGGGGTTTCCCCAAGGATGCCCTTGCCATACTGATTGACGCTTGGCTAATAGATGAGGAGGAATAAATATGATATGGGAAATGGATAAAACAAATGTAATGCTAGACTACCACAAATTGGACGAACTATTCTCTGAACCAGAGAAGGGGCCATGCGTGATAGACGACGCAAGAGAAGCACACGAAATGAATGCCAACATCTTTGTTGTCATGCGTGATACTTTTCTCAGTGGATGGGGCCATGCGCCCTCGTCTTCTATCTTCGTGGTGGCTTGTCCAAACATCAGCATCGCTGAACAAGTCGCTTACCATGCAGAGAACCGGCGCACTGATATGAAGTACGTCAAGATAAGAAGAACGCCCACGCTGATGAAGGCACTTGCATCTCGCAGACTCTCAGACGGCGACCACGTAAAGGTCATCGGAGTCAACCCACAATGGTGCGGATGGGACTGGAGCGAACACAACGAAGAACAACTCAGACAACTATGGAAGGAGGAATGAAAATGAACGCAGAAGAATTAGAACTATCCGGATTACGGGAGAACATGTATAACGCTTGGATTATCGAAGGTATTAGAGACGAAATAATTTCCGACAAAGTACGAGAATGGGTTGATAAATATTTCAGTCCATACATCAACCTACTTGACTACATAAAGCATGGCCCATGGGGTCATCCCTTTTATGACTATGAACATCGAGAGGATGTACTTAACGAATGGATGAGTGGGCTATGGAAGTACAGGCCAACCTTGAATTACGATTACCAATCGTTATAGTCGAACTTGCACTACACTTGAGAAATACAGAGAGGAATGAATATGACAATGAATAAACAAGAAAAGAAAGAACACATGAAGAACAAAGACAAAGCGAACCGTGAGAAATGGTTCAAGAATCTGGCAGAGGGTATCAAAGGAGACAAGGTTCCTTGGCGCAAGCCTTGGGTCGCCGGTGCTGGAAGCAGCATACCTGCCAACCTAAAGAGCAAGAAGCACTACCGAGGTGGCAACGCTGTGAGCCTGTGGTTCACTGGGCTACTCAGTGGTTGGACTGACCTACGATTCGCAACACGCAAGCAACTCAAAGAAGCGGGCTACTCAATCAAAGGACTGACAAACGGAACTGGTTTCCATGTCAAGTTCTTCAAGCGTGGCACATACGAGAAAGAGAATGACAAAGGTGAGATTGAAATCAAACAGTCCTACCTCACACGATGGTATGAAGTCTGGTGTGTCGAACAGTGTGAGAACTACGAGCCACCAAAGAAAGATGAATCCATCGAGCCTGTGCCTGAGCATGAGATGATGGAGAAGTTCAACAAATACATTGAATCACAGAAGGCACTCACTCACAAGCGGGGCGGCAGTCGTGCGTTCTATAGAAAGAGCGAAGACCTTATTCAAATGCCCAAGCACGAAGACTTCACTTGCCCATTGGGAGAAGTGATGACAGCATTCCACGAAGCGGTACACAGTACAGGTCATCCGACCCGCAACGACAGACCGCTTGGTAATGGGTTTGGTTCACCGGCCTACGCCTTTGAAGAACTCATCGCTGAACTCGGTAGCCTTCTTGTTACCATCACACTCGGCGGAGAGTTCCGACCAGAACTTGTCATGGAGGAGAATGCTAACAGCGTGGCTTACTTACAGTCATGGCTCAAGGCATGTAAGGAACAAGACAGCGCACTCGACAAAGCATTCCATGAAGCACAAGCAGCATGTGATTACATTATCAAAGCAATAGAAGGAGACGATGAAGAATGAATGACACAGACAAATACGGAATGACGAATGAAGAATTACTTGAGATGTTCAGCAACCTTTCGGTTGATGATTACAAGGAACTGCTCGCAGAGATTCAACGCTGTCGCATGATAGCGGCACAGTGTCTCGTAGCGATTGAAGTTGGTGGAGACAAGCGGACAGGTACACTCGAAATGATTGAACTGAATATGAAAATAATGTTGGGGGAAGAATGAATGATTAAACTGAAACACACTATGAGATGTGAGGACTTTGAGAAAGCAATCGACGAAGGCTTGGTTATACAAACAGACATACAAACAGACATGAATTCCCAAATCAAATACCGCATTGAAGGCACAGATATTTGGTGGATTGAAAGGAATCAGCGTGGCACTATTGAGAAACTACTGGAAGCAGGGCAAGGTGTTGCC